ATGTATGCGCGGGTGTTGGTCGAAGAGCCATCAGTGCGCAGGTACAACGAACCCTTGGCAGCAGAGACCGTAGGAACACCGGAACCCACATAGATTCCAACCGAAGAAGCGGTACCGGTGAAGATTGCCGCACCGCCAGCGACCACAGTATCGTCAGGGGAAGAAAGAAACCCATTAGCAGATGCAACTGGGCCGGAAAATGAGCTTCGCGCCATTGAATTGTCCTCACATGCGAGTTCAGTGCACCTGTCTGCATGTCGTCAGCCGGGGCGGCTGTCAGGTACACCGGGATGCCCCGGAGTCTTAGTCTATATAGCAGGCGCGAAGCAAAAATGCAAGCAAAAGAAAAGGGGGCCGAAGCCCCCTAATCTCGACCGGGTTACTCCCAATCCTTAGCTGGCACCGGGCGAGCCGTAGATACCAAGCGGATCCGACACGCCGAAGCTGTAACGCTCGCGGGCCTTGTAGCGGACATTGCCCGTGTCGAAGTCCCCGTCCATGGAATTGGACATAGCCGTACGCACGAAGTGCTTCATGCCATTCGGCACGTCCGTCGTCAGGAACCACGCATTCGGGTCCGTCAGGAAGTGGTTAACGGTGTAACCACCCGGAATCGAGCCGTTGTTCTTCAGAGCGTTGATGTCGTTATCGGAGGTGCCGACACGCTGTTCCGTCGAAAGGAGACGGGTAGCAACAAACATCAAACCCGGAGGAATAATGAGCTTCTTCGGCTTGGCAGCGATCAGCAGGCCCCGTTCGTCAGCCCAAGCGGCGATCTGAATGACCGCAGATTCAAGCGACGTTTCGTTGAGGTCCGCAGCGACCGAAGGACGGTTGCTGTTGGCACCACCGGAAACCAGCGGATGCGCCGTGCTGAAGAGCGCCTGACCGTCACCATAGGTGAAAGCAGCATTGAACCCCTGATTCAGGATGTTCGCGCCCTTAACCTGCTTGGAGTACGCCATCGCACGAGCCAGAGCCTTCGTATAACGCGAAGACAGAGAATCGTACAGGTTATCTTCAACCGCCTCTTCGGTGATCGAGAATCCCATCGCGATGGTTTCATGGTTGTAGCGGGCCGTCCAAGCTTCCTGTGCGTTGTCATACGCGATAGCCTGACCTTCCTGCTTAACCGGAGCCGCCGAGAAGCCCGACAGCTTGGTTTCCTCTTCGAACGAACGTTCAGAAGATTCAGTCTCGTAAATCTCCTTATGTTCTTCCTTATAGGTGGAATACTCCAGACCGAACAGAGCATTCAGCCCCGGGAGGAGTTCCTTAAGAAGTTGTGCGCGTGAAATTGCCATTCAAGTTACTCCTTAGATCGCAGTGGCGCTGGCATAGCCATGCACAAGGCTGTTGATCTTGACCAGAATCTCCGGGTAGACCGTGAAGAGGATGGTCGAAGCCGCTGGAATGGCGACAACACTCCCCGGAACCGCGATAGCGGCATTAAGGGTGACCGAAGAAGCCCCAGCAGTAGCAGCAGTGGCAACATACGATCCAGTCTCAATGATCTGCCCATTCGAAGCCAGATACGCCACGCTGGTACCCACAGGAACCGCACCGGTCAGGCCAGAAGTCAGAGTAACGGTTGCAACCGAAGAACTGCCAACGCCGGTAACCGTATACGCAGTGTCAGGGACAACATCAACGCAACGAACAGGAAGAGCCGAAGTAACCGGGGTTGTAGCCGGCGCAAGAACCGCGTTCGCGGAGTTACCCGTATTCACATTACCCGTATTGTCAATCATGGACAGGTTAGTGCCGACAAGGGCGACCGCACCAGAGGCCATAACAGTGGTAGCCGAGCAGACAGCGACCTTAAATACCGCGTCGTAATCATCGGCGACATAGGCAACGCCATCACCCGCGAGAGTATTAGCCGGCCAAAACTGCGAGAACCGCTTCTGCTTCGTCACCGGGTCGGTGAACGAGCAACCGAGGAACACACCCGTGATCTGGTTGTTGGTAGTGCCGGTCGTAATAGCAGCGCGAGTGGCGAAGCCACGAACTACCTTGACGAAATCACCGTAAAAAATATTAGTCGCGAACCCGTATTGGATCGGGAACATGCGCGTGGACCCCGCGAACGGCTGACCACCGATCAAATTGACCGGCTTCATACCATACGGGGCATCAACAGTCGGATATGCCATAACTATCTCCGTTAATCGTTACTTCGAGAGACCTTTTCCGAACGTAACCTTAGTCTTCTTTTCTCTGAAGAGCGGCATACGTGGGTCATTCTCCCGCATGAAATTGTTATCCACCGCGTCCATGACCTGATCAGTCTGTTGCTGATAGTAGGAATCACGATCTTCGGTGAAATTTTTAGGTGTCTTACACAGGATAAGGCCACCAGCTTCAATTGCATCCTTGTACCGACTGTTTGGATCGGCCATCGCGAACGCTTCGGGATGCTCCGAAGCTTGTACGGGTTCCCAACCTTCCCGGAACTTGGCCGAGACGTTCATTGCATCAGGCGTACCCATAGTTGACGTACGAACATACCTGTAAGAGTACGCGGGATCTTGGTCGATCTGCGGCAGAAGTTCCGGTGGCTTCCAGCTTTTGGGCCGTCCGCTATTTTCCCGGCTTTCTGCGTCTCTTGGAAGTCGATTATCAGTCATTTGATTCACCCAATTTCATTACTTCGCGAGCATATTGTTCAGGCGTAAGTCCAAATTTCTTGGCCAAAGCAACCTGCGTTGCGGTCAGTGTAACCTTCTTTGGGCCTGAAGCCCGTTTGGCGGGAGCCACAACCGTTGCCGGCTTTTTCTTGGCTTCCTTCTCCGGCTTGGACTGTTCCGTGGTGGTCGAATCTTCGAATTCTTCTGGGAATCTACGCCGCATCTCTTTGTCGATAGCAGCATAATAATCATCAGACTTCGGATCGACGCCTTGCGAAACAAGCTTCTCATGCAAGCCGAACGCCATACTCGTCATAACGCGGTTTTCGCCGAACCATGAGTTCCGCTCTTTCCACGAAATCGCTTTTGGATCGACCGTGGGTTCCGCGTCTTTGACGGGGGTCACTGACCACTGCCCGTCAGCCTCCTTATTTACACCCTTCTTTGCTGGCTGTAAAGCGGTTTCTTCGTCTTCCTCGTACTGCGGGCGGTATGATTCTATCTGCTGAATCTTGAGCTTGACGGCGACAAGCTTATCCTGCGCCTCCACAACCCTGTCGGAGTCCCCGGAATCGTAAGCGTCCTTGTACTCGCGCTTCGCGATATCTAGTTCTCGGTCAGCAGCGGCCTTGGCGGTGCCAACGTAGACCTTCTCACCCGTGTTAAGGTTCTGCTTAAGCTTGCGGTTTTCTTCATAAAGCCGTTTTGCTGCGGTAACCGCTTCCTCGCGTTCACGGAGCGCAGACTCTGCACGGCGGCGTTCGTCGTGCCAGACTTTCTTGTACTGCTTGGCCTTCTCTTTTGAGAACTCTTCAAGCTCGTCGTCTTCAAGCTTTTCAACGATCTCCTTCGGCATCGGCTCCTTGTTACGGTCCTCTTCCGGAGTATCGTCCTCGATTTCGATTTCAAATTCGTCTTCCAACTCGATGTCTTTGTCACCGGTATTCATTATTACGCCCTCTCAATCCCACGCGGATCGTCTACTACAGCCTCGACAGAATCGTCGTTAATCAGACGGAACGCCCGTCCATGAATCTTCACTCGCGTGCCAGCATGCGGTCGCACGAGTATGAAATCCCCCGGCTTGCAATACGGGCCATTGGGAAACCGAGACTCGTCGTTGTAGCAGTCCGGACCCATCTTCACTACGAAAAGCACAGTTGCGAGCAATTCTTCTTCTCGGATAGTCTTGGCGGCTTTGAAGAGTCCGCTGTCAAACTTTTCCTCGATGTCGGGGATTGCGCACAAAATCCTGTATCCCGATGGAGTCGGCAGTTGGGTTGCCTTCTCTTCCGAAGCGTTCTTGTCGGCTTCGGCCACGGTGTCATTCATCGAATTCCTCCATTCTCTTGTCTATGCTAACAACAAAGTTTTCCGCTCTATGTAGGCCAGCAAGAACCCCACAGATATATCTGTATTCTGCGAGATCTTTCGGCATTCCATAGCAAATATCATCTTTGAGACGTTCGATCTCATCGCTGATTTCTTTATGTACTACTTGAAGTACATTCATTCGTTACCCTCTTTTGTAATGTTGGGTGTGGGTGCTGGCTGCGGTTTGTTCGCAGATTGCATTGTAGATGCGCCAATCTTGACGCCTTCAATAAGTTGTTTGACCGAAAGCTCCTTGTCCTTGGTCTTGCTGGTTTCTTCAACTTTAGCCGCTTCAAGAATGAGCTTGGCTTTGTTGAGTTCGACTTCCGCCTTATCAACTTCTTTCTTGTGCGCAAGGGTATCTTTCTTGATAGCAAGCTCTTCGCGTTGAATGATGTTGAGCGGATCCTGCGCCTCTTTCTCAGCTTCTTGCTGCTGAGCCTGCGCCATGTTCGTCTGCAGGAGCTTCTGGGCTGCGTTGGCAGTCAGTTGCGACAGACCAACTTCAACCTCTTCTGGCAGCTTCTCGTCAGGCGGCGGCAGCACCATACCAAGCTGGTCTTCCATCTTCTTGCGATAGAGGAAGGCAACGTGTTCTGCAACGTGCGCCGCGAGAGCGGCCTGCATCTGCTGCGCCTGCGGGTTCTGGCCCAATACCTGAGCGATCAACGGATCCTGTGCCGCAGCCATGTGCACCGTGATGTGGGCTTCATGGTCTTGGTAGATGAACGCTTTGACCGGCTTCAAGTTGATGATGTTCATGTTCTCCGAGACGGGGTCAACCGGAGTCATGTCCTCGTCCATCGGGATGACCTTGCCCGGGTTCTTGATACCCAGAATCTCAAGCATCTGCCGGTGGAGCGTCTTCTGGTCGTAGATCTGCGGTGCGCCCTGCGCCATCTGCATGACGGCTTGGTACTGCACAACCCGCTGCGCCATGGTGGACGCATTGGGATCGGACACGGGGATGACCTCCACCATGTCGTAGTCAGCCCGCTTGACCTTGCGATCACCCTCTTCCGGCTCGTAGTCATACTCCTCGGGGGTGTAGTCGCGGATGATGTCTGCAAGGAGCTTGAACTCCTGCTTCATCGCAGCGTGAATGCGCGCCTGCACAGCACTCATGACCTTGAGTGTGCGTTCCAGAATGGCAAGCGTGGTGCCCACCGGAGCCTGCGCGGACATGTCGCTGAGCTTAAGATCGGCGATTGACGCGAAACGTCGGCCTTCTTCTACGATCTTCTCCATCAGGGCCGCAAGAACCTGAGACGGCTCCTTGTACGGCAAGGGCATGATGTTGTCCTTGAGCGCGCCGCTCGCAACATCCACATCGCGCCATTCACCCGGGCTTACGGGTGTGTCGTCGCCCTTTATTCGTAGTCCTCGCGTCTTGTAACCGCCCGGAAGGTTCGACAGCGTTCCGGCATCCACAAGCTGACGAATAATTGAAGTACCAGACTTAGCGAAAGCGCCAAGAAGATGGATAAGACCAAAATTATAGAAACCAAAACCCGGAATATAGCCATAATGAACGAAATGCTGGCGCGGAAGGTGCTTCTTATCATCTTCAACCCAATTACGGCGGATGGCCAAGACCTCTTCCGTCGCACGGTCGATGGTCACAATGTAGGGGGCAGCAAGGGTTACGTCAGGATTCTCCTGCTCCTTCTGCGCTGCTTTGAGGTACTTGTCTTCAGCATCGTACTCAGTCAGGTCGAGATACGTGCACATCTCAAGGATGCGGTAGCGGTTGTCCTTGATGGACGAGAAGCCCATGTTCTCCGCGATCTTGCGTTCCGCCTCGTCCAACGGCGTCTGCACGGTCGTTGGGTCGCCAAGCTCCACATCCCGGTAGAAGCCCGCAGCCTGTAGCCGCTTGACCTCGTTCTTGGTCTTGCGCATCACGTGGGTAATGCGATCTGCCGTCTGCAGGTTGCTCGCACCGTAGGGCACAACCACATCTTCCGCAGCGACGAAGATGGACGCCTGACGCTCAAGGCTCGGGTCGTAGTAGACCTTCTTGAACGCATTCCCCGACAAGCCAAGGCCCCACAGCATCCGCTCATGCTCGGCGCGATACTCCGTCATGACTTCCGTAAGCTGATAGTTCATATCCTCACGGACGTTCTCGGCGGCCTTGGATTTCTCCGGAGTCTCCTTACCAATGATCTTGGTCTTTACCGGACCCGATGCCGGGAAGGTCTCCATGATGGTTTCAGACTGGAACTTGACCACCGCTTCTGACAGCAGGGGATGGAAGACTCCGCAGGCTCCTGCCCACGGCTCGGTGCGCTTCTCAATCTTAAGACCGAGAAGCTCAAGTCCATCCGTGTAGGTCTGTATCCAATCTTTTCGGGAATCGACATCTGCTTGAAACTCTTCAATCAGGTCGGTTGAAATAGATGAAAGCACAGAATCATCTATCGTGTCTGCAAGGTTCTCGTTGAACCCATCCTCGTCGGCCTCGGTGTCCTCTTCCTCTTCGAACTCGTCGTCTTCCTCGATAAGCACCTCGATGCCACTAAGCGTGTCAAGTTCCGGCTCTTCCTCCCCCGGAAGTGTGCTGCCGTCGTCAACGACCTCTACTTCAATGTCATCATCCAGTGTCATCTAGAATTCCTCAATAATACGATTTCGTATTTGCTCGGCGGCGCATGTAGGCCAGTTCGTCGTCTGGTTCATCCAGAATACTACGAACATAGCCACCCTGTCGAAATCTTGCTAGGGCCATCGACACGGTATCGACGTAGTCGTCATGTTCTCCAGCAGGGAATGAAGCAACTTCCTCAATCACTTCCTCTGCCCAGCTTGTTGCGGGTGCCCACACGCGACCGGAGGCGAAGATATCCGAAACTGCGTTTAGGCGGCTGATCTTGTCGTTCCCCTTCGTCGGGGTGAACTCCTGCACCGGTATCCCCATCGACCTCAACTCGTAGATCAGGGGTGCCCCGCTCGCCTTCTTCTCGATTATCAGACCGTCCGGTTGCCATTCCTTATACTCACGTAATACCAAGCGTTTCAGGTCTGGGAACTCTAGCCGATCCCGGAAGGCGTTCAAGAGGATGATGTGTGCCTGCGGCTTGCCTCTGTCGTCCGGATGCACCTCGGGGTCGCCCCCGTGGTCGTCCATGTAGAACACTCCCCACACGGTGCA